ATCTTTGAAGACATTGGAAATCAAACGGGTATTCAATGGGCTTATAAAAGAATGGGAACTAAACTTCAAAAGTTTTTAAAAGGAGCTCAAGATGCATACATAGCTGAAGATGACTTCTGGAAGATATGGAACTTTGGAGCGGAGGCTTATAAATTAAGAAGAGCTTATGGAAATGCATTAAAAGCAGGAAAGATTAAAGAAAAAGATATTCCTGGAGGAAATATAAATTCCATAGAACTTTTAAAACAAGCTACTAAAAATGTAAGAGAGATGTTACCTAACTATGCTTACGTTTCTGAATTTGTACAAGCTACAAGACGTTCTCCTTTAGGAAACTTCGTAGGTTGGCCTTCAGAAATTATTAGAACTTCATATAACATTGTGGATGGAGCCACTAAAGAGATGGCTAATCCTGTGCTTAAAAGAATAGGCATGGAAAGAGCAACAGGGTTTGCACTTACTATTGGTGCTATCCCTCCAACAGCAGTGTGGGCTGCTCAAAAAGCATATGGATTTACTGCTGAAAAATTAAATGCCTTAAGAGAATTCTTACCGTGGTTCTCAGCGGACTCTACTATTTTACCAGTATATGTAGATGGACAATATAAATATATAGATTTTAGTAGAGGGTTTTTCTACGATACAATTACCCAACCTATTCAAGCTACGGTTAATGGTATGGAAGACAATAAAGATAAACCTATAATACCAGGACTAGCCGATGGATTAGTTAGAGCAATAGGTAGATTAGTTGAACCATTTGTATCAGAATCTATTTGGGTAGGTGGAATTATGGATATCTGGATGAGAGGTGGTGTAACTAAACAAGGAGTTAGAGTATGGAATGATAGAGATGATGGAGGAAGAAAATTACAAAAAGCAATTCTTCATTTAACTAAAACTTATTCACCAGGATCAAGAATTCAAATTCAAAGACTTTACCACGCGGTTATGGGGGAAAAGATGAAGGGAGTACAATACGAAATTCCAGATGAACTACTTGGATTAGTAGGAGGAAGACCGGCTAAATTAGATATTAAAAGAACTTTGAACATGCAAATAACAGAATACTTATTAGCTAACGAGAGAGCTGAAAGAGGATTACTTTTTGAAGGTTTAAGAACTGGAGATCCCATTGATCCTAATCAAGTATTAAGTCAATATATTTATGCCAATGAAAAAAGATATGAAAGTTGGAGTGAGATGAAAAGAAAAATAGATGCGGCTAAAGTTCTAGGATTTAGTGATGACAAACTAGCTGAAATATTTGTACCTAGAATTGGTAAAAAAAGATATGCCTTATTAAGTGAGAATCAATTTCTTCCTTTTAGTATTACTAGAAACACTATCAAAGACTTTGAGAAACATGCTCAAGAGAAGAAAATTAAAAACCCTTTTACCAATGATGCAATGATGTCTCAAGTAGAGAGAATTCAAGAGAAAATGATGGGTAAAGGTTTGAACAAAGAATTTATATTTAAAGACTCAGATTATTTTATAAATAAACCTATGAAAAAATCTGCTGTACCAATGGAAGGAGCACCAAAACAAGTGTCTCAAACTCCATTACCTCAGACTCCACAACCAAAATTGGCCACAGTTTCGCCACAAAAAAGCCCAACTACGGGGTTGACACGTACGGAGACAGCGTTATTGTCACCAAGTGAACAGGAAATTGCGAGAAGAACTTAATGGCTATTGAACCAAAGACAACAAGAGAACATATTGTATCCCTATACGGACATATAAAGGGTGTGAAAAGAGATATCAGTCATATGCACAGAGGTATTCATGAATTGGGTGGCAAGATAGATAAAATCTATTGGGTTCTTTTAGCTGCGGTGGGGGCCGTGGTCTTACAATTATTTCAACACTTCTTATCATGAAATTATCAGCAAATTTTAACTTAGCAGAGCTTACAAAGTCCCAAACAGCAACAAGGAAGGGCATTGATAATAGCCCTAGCCCAGGACACCAGGACAACCTCAAATCGCTCTGTACGCACGTCCTACAGCCTGTCAGAGAGTACTTTGGGCGTGTAGTTACCGTTTCTAGCGGATATCGCTCTCCAGAATTGTGCATTGCCATAGGCAGCAAAACCACGTCGCAACATGCAAAAGGAGAGGCGGCGGACTTCGAAATTTTTGGAGTATCTAATAAAGAATTAGCAGATTACATCAACGAAACCCTAGACTATGATCAATTGATCCTCGAGTTCTGGAACGAATCAGATCCCAATTCAGGTTGGGTCCACTGTAGTTATTCTGAAGGCAACAACAGAAAACAATATTTGAAAGCCTATAAAGACGAAAATAATAAAACTTGCTACGCAGCAATCTAATACCTAACCAGGAGAACCAATGAAATTCGCATGGGAAAAGCTTAAGTCTTATCATGAAACTGTCTTCGTTACTCTTTTTAATAAGTACCAAGGACTAGTTTTATTTTTGATGCTACTTGCAATCTACTTTAAATAAACTATATTAGTTCTATGGGTGCTTTAGGGGCCCATTTTATTAACTGTCTAACAAGGAGGTTATGATGCATGATCTAATAAATATAAATAAATTCCTAAATAGAACTATTGGCTTTGAAGATGTCTTCACAAGATTCTTTCAAATGGAAGAATACAATAGTGCCTACCCTTTTTATAATATTAAAAAGGTAGACGATGAGAACTACATTATTGAAATGGCTTTAGCAGGTTATAAAAAATCTGATGTTAAAGTTGAAGTAGAAGATGGAGTCTTATCTATAGCAGGTAGTGCTGAAACAAAAGATACTAAATACATCCATAAAGGAGTAGCTCAAAGAGCATTTAAGAAAAGACTACAATTGTCTGAGTATGTTGAGTGTAAAGGAGCTAGGCTTGAAGATGGAATGTTGAAAGTGGAATTGTTTTACAATCCGCCTGAAAACAAAAAAGCCAAAGAAATCAAAATTAAATAACGATTTTGAAAATTCTGCGCGCCTCGCGTGTATATCCTACATTTTCTGGGTGTAGATGCGGGGCTTGCTAGCCCACCATTTATCTAACACAAAATACCAAATAGAATTAAGTAATGGCTCAACAATAGCATCAGTCATGGCTTCGTAGATCGTGACATCCGCTACCGCTATAATAACTCCAGCCGCAATACAGAAGTGACCAATGGTGTATATTATAGTCCTTACTATTGTTCCTTTATTATTGTTATATAATTTTTTAAATACTGTATTCAAAGTTTTGGGTAGTGGGGTTAATACTAATTAATTTAGCTTTATTTCTAATATGAAAATGAGTAGCCATCGGAGTTAATGGCGAAAGAGTTACTACTTTTTTAATTTCTTTGTGGGTCTTAATAAATTCAAGAGCTTTTTGTATAATCTCTTTTCCTGCACCTCTTTTTCTTGACCATACAGTATAGGCAACAGCCGTATTAGCGTTTTTCTTAAGATGTGCGTTTTGAGACATGATGTCTAACTCTTTTACGGACTTTGGAATATCGTTTGTATAAGCAATACAAATAATCCCTTCAATTTCATTATCAAACTCAAGACCGTATATCTTTCTTCCATAACTTTTTCTAAATTCTAAATCTAATTCAGGTCTAACAGGATCTTCTTCAACGTTGATAGAATTAAGTTCTACTAACTTTGTTCCTTTTACCCATTTAAAGAAGTTATCTATTTTATCTTTAATTATATCCATTCTTTAAGTTCTTCCCCCATTACTTCAGAAGCTATGTTTATTTTTTTACGTAAGGACTTAACAATTTTAGTGTCTACTGTATCATCAGTCATGATATCCACATAAGTCACTGTTTTCTGTTGACCTATCCGGTGCGCTCTATCTTCAGACTGCATTCTTTTCTCTAAATCATAACCATTAGAATAGTAAATAACGGTATTGGCTACAGTCAATGTAATTCCATATCCTCCAGTAGCTGGGGTTCCTATAAAAAATCTACAATCCGGTTTCTCTTTAAAATTCTTTAGAGCCTTGTCCCGTTCTTCTTGTAACGTGCCTCCATAGTAATGGACCGCGGATCCCGGACCAAAACGTTTATTAATTAATGCAAAAACATTTTCTACATCCCTTTGATAGTGACACCATATAATGGCTTTTCCTTCAACTTCTTCCAATACATCCATTAATTCCCCTGTCCTATTATTTTTAATATTCTGAATAGAGCCATCGTCAGCAGTAAAGTGACCACAGGCAATTTGTTGTAAACGCATAAGTTGCGTTAAGGCATTAGCAGTTGTAACTCGCTTACCATTAAGGGTTGCTAATGCTGTTTGTCTCATTTCGTCATAAACTTTCTTTTGTTCAGGAGTAAGAGATATCTCTCTTTTCATGTAAACTTTGTCAGGAAGATCTAAACAATCTTCTTTTAAAACTCTGAAAGAAAAAGGTTGAAGTTTTTCTGAGAGTTCTCCTAGATTTTTAAATCCAGAAACAAGTTGTATACTTCTTCCTTGAATATTAGCCGTTCTCATAATGGCGTACCTAGTTCTAAAAGAATAATAAGAAGAATGATCTAAATGATAAGGATCTAAAAACTCACATTGGCTATAAAGATCCAATGGGTTTCTAGTAACAGGCGAACCAGTAAGAATTCTTCTATATAAAGCAAGAGATCTTAGTGCCTGAATAGCTTTAGTTCTTTTTGCTTTAGGGTTTTTAATAGTTGTACTTTCATCAATTGCCATTAAAGTTTTATGAGATCTTAAAAATTTAGCTGCAAAGCTTTTTCCTTTATCAGTACTGAATGCTTCTACATTCATAATAAGAACATGTAAGTCATGTCCAGTTGCAAACAAAGTATCTAGTTTTTCTTGTTGTTTTTTATTAATATTTGCTTGCCACAAAACGGCCACTTTTTCTATATGGTCAGGTAAATGAGCAGGAAGCTCTTGTTTGTACCAAGTAGATATTACTCCTTTGGGTGCAATAATTAAAGCTCCATCAATTCTTCCTTTGTCATATAGCATAGCCATATTATCAATCAGAACTTTTGTTTTCCCTGTCCCCATTTCCATAAAATAGGCAAAAGATTCTTTATTCCAAGAACGCTCTAAAGCGTCCATTTGATGTTTATAAGGCGGCGTCTTAAATTTATACTTCATTTTAAATTCTTTCTATTGACTTGTTATATAGGATGTATTATATATGTCAACATGAAAGTAGAAAAAACCGTAGATTACGGAGACGTTAAAAAGAAGAAAGTACCAACAGTATATGTAATACAGGAAATACCTGGTACTAGAGACGGACGTCCTAAAATAAATATAATGGGGGCTGCTGAATATGGAATTTTTAAATTCTTATTACCAGAACTCTCACAGATGATATTTTCTCCCGGTCCTTTAATTTTTAAACTAAGAGAAGGTTTAAAAAATTATACTCTGGAAGATTACCTGTTATTAACAGGAGACCCTGCAATTATTGGTGTTGCATGTGCTATAGTGTCTGATATGACCAATGGTAAAATTAAATTGCTCAAATGGGATAAACAAGAAAGAAAATATTATCCTATTGAAATAAATCTATACGAGAAAGGAACACCCGATGCAATCAATTGATTTTGAAAAAGACCAAGAAGAAGTTCTCGATAAAACAGAGAACATAGATAAACTTGCAACTAAGATAAAAGAGATGCAAAGTTTACATGAAGACATACAAAAGAATGAAGAGTATGTTAAACAAAAGAAAAAAGAATATGAGAACCTTTCAGGAGAAGTTATTCCTACAATGTTATCTGAAATGGGTTTATCATTTCTTAAACTTTCGGATGGATCATCTATTGAAGTTAAAACGAATTATAGCGCCACTATTACTCAAGCCAAAAAAGAGGAGGCGTTTAACTGGCTTCGTCAAAACGGTCTGGGAGATATTATAAAGAATGAAATTTCTGTATCTTTCGGTCGTAACGAAGACAACAAGGCAGCGGATTACGCTGAACTTGCGAAGGGTCGAGGGTTTGAACCGACACAAAAGTTGAAGGTCGAACCCATGACTCTGAAAGCGCTCGTCCGTGAGCGTCTCGAGGCAGGAAAAGAAATGCCGACGGAACTTTTCAACATATTTGTTGGAAATAAGAAAACTATAAAAAGGAAACAATAACCATGAACAAAGAAGCAAACATCACGAAACGTGATCAAGCAGGCGCATTAGCAGAGAGTATATTCGAAGCTGATGCAGGTCAGGGTATTTCGAATATAAAGCAGGACGATCTTGCTTTACCATTCTTAAAAGTACTTGGCCAATTATCCCCGGAGTGCAATAAGAGGGACGCTAAATATGTCGAGGGGGCAGAACCCGGCATGATAATCAACACCGTTACAAACGAAGTGTTTGATGGCGTAAAGGGGATCGATGTTTTGCCAGTGTATTACAAAAGACAATACATTGAATGGCAAGACAGAGGTGAGAGTCAAGGAGCTCCGGTACATATCTATGAAGCCGGTGATGACATACCACAAACTACAAGAGACAAAGGAAATAAAGATAGATTAGCCAATGGCAATTATCTTGAAAATACCGCAAGTCACTTTGTAGTTGTACTCGGTGACAATCCATCTTCAGCTTTGATTTCTATGAAAGCGACTCAATTAAAAATTAGTCGTAAGTGGAACTCAATGATGATGGGGATTAAGATGCAGGGTAAAAACGGTTTGTTTACTCCGCCAACATATAGCCACATTTATAAACTAAAAACTGTTCAGATGTCTAACGATAAAGGAACATGGTTTGGTTGGGATGTATCGAAAGTTGGTCCCGTGACTAATAAATCAGTTTACCAGATTGCTAAGGCTTTCTCGAACAATGTCTCTAAAGGCGCTGTTCAAGCTAAGCATGGAACTGGTGAATCCAAATCCGACGCACCTTATTAAAGAATTACCCACGAGGTAATTAGTTTGGGCGGTGGAAGCTAGCGTGGAAACCGCCCTTTCTAAGGATATTAGTTATGAAGAATTTTATAGATTTATTTACAGGATTACAGAGAGCGCATGGGTGTACCTACGTTGAAAAGAAAAACGCAGACGGCACTAAGATAAAAGGAAAATCATTTGTTAAACGTGAACCTGTAACAGAAAAACATTGGCAAGATCATTTAAATGGAATTGAACCTAGTCTAGGTATTATACCTATTAATGAAGAGAATAAATGTAGATGGGGATGTATTGATGTCGACAAATATAATTTAGATCACAAGAAAATTGTAGGTCTTATAAACAACTATCAACTTCCACTTACTATGTGTCGTTCGAAAAGTGGAGGAGCACATATATTTTTATTTAGTACGGTTCCAGTTGATGCATCTTTAATGAGAGATAAGCTATGTTCAATAAGCGCTTTTTTAGGATTTGGTAATGCTGAAGTTTTCCCTAAACAGGTTGAATTAAAATCCGAAGATGATACAGGAAATTTCCTTAACTTGCCATACTTTAATTCCAAAAATAGTACAAGATATGCCTTTAATTTTAAGGGAGAAGCCATTACAATATCGCAATTTTTTTTATCAGTTAAGCGACTCACTCCAGAAGAATTAGAGAAATTAGAATTAAAAAGACCTGACTCAGAATTTAAAGATGGTCCACCTTGTATTGAATCTCTTACACAGAATAAATTAAATGATGGTAGAGATAGAGTGATCTATCAATTCATTCAGTATGCAAAAAGAAAATGGCCAGAGGATTGGCAAAAACATATTAACGCATTTAACTATAAATATTTTGACCCACCATTAGAAGACAGAGTTATCCAAGACAAAATTAAATATCATGAGAAAAAAGAATTAGGATTTAAATGTAATGAAGATCCTATGTGTAATCATTGTGATAAAAAATTATGTCTAACAAGAAAGTATGGAATAAGGGGACAATCTTTATTCCCAGACTTGAACGATCTTCAAAAAATTAATTTAGATGAGCCTTACTACTATGTAAACGTAGATGGAGAAAGAGTGAGATTAAAAGATACATCTTATTTACAAGAACAAAGATTATTTCAAAGAGCAGTGATGGAACAAGTTAATAAAGTTCCTCCAACATTAAAGAAAAAAGAATTTACAGACATGGTTAAATTATTATTTGCAGGGATAGAAATAATAGAACCACCTAAAGGATCTTCTAAAGTGGAACAACTACTAGATCATTTAGAAGAATACTGCACAGACCGAACAGCATCAGGTGCTACTAAAGAAGATATGGTAAATGGATTAGTATGGACACATGAAGGCAAACATCATTTTATATTTAGAGAATTTTTTAATAAGTATTTATTAAAGAGAAGATGGACAGAGAAGTATGATGAGACACAACTATTACTTAGAGATAAGTGTGGTTGTACTATTGATAGAGTAGACATAGGAAATAAAAAGAAAAGCGTCATGGTGATAGGAGAATTTAAACCAATGGCTGATGTTTATAGACCAAAACAATTTAAACCTAAGGATGTATTTTGAAAACTATTGTATTGGGTCCACCAGGAACAGGTAAGACCACAACATTATTAAACGAAGTAGATAAACATTTAAAGAATACGGACCCAAATAAGATTGGGTTCTTTTCATTTACACAGAAAGCTGCGTATGAAGCAAGAGATAGAGCTATGGAAAAATTTAATTTTAGCGAAGATGATCTTCCATACTTTAGAACATTACATTCATTAGCATTTAGAAGATTAGGTATTAAGAAAGAACAAGTAATGCAACGTAGACATTATGAAGATCTTGGTAAAAAGATTAATATGCGTATTGATTACAATGAATACGATCAAGAACAGACAGGTTTATTCACAACAAATAGTGAGTATCTACGGATTATACAACTAGCTAAGCTACGAAACATAACACCAGAACAACAATACAATTTAAAAGAACATAGTCAGGATCTATCTGTAAGGGAATTAAAAATACTAGCAGGTGAACTAGACTCATACAAAAAACAATACAACTTAATTGACTTTAATGACATGATCACAGAGTTTGTTAAGTCTGATGCATCCCCTAAGTTTGATGTTGTTTTTATAGACGAAGCACAAGATCTATCGCGTATGCAATGGGACATGGCTAAATCTATATGGGATAAAACACAGGATAGTTATATTGCAGGTGATGATGATCAAGCCATATTTAGATGGGCTGGCGCAGATGTTGATAGTTTTATAACACAAAAAGGAAGACTACTTAATCTTACACAATCATACAGAATACCAAGAGCAGTACATGATGTAGCTATGAATATAGTTGGTAAAATATCTAATAGACTACATAAAGAATGGAAACCTAAAACAGAAACAGGTTTATTATCTTATCACAATGAATTTCAAAATATTGATATGTCTTCAGGTAAATGGCTGGTGTTAGCAAGAACAAGATACATGTTAAATGATTTAGAAAATGTTTTATATTCTAATGGATTGTATTACCGAAACAAGTTTAAGAAGGCATACGAAAAAGATTTGTATGAAGCTGTAATGGATTGGGAATCATTAAGAAAAGGAATCAATCTTAATGGGGAACAGGTTAAGAGAATAGCTTCTTATATGCAACCGGAACAATTTAGTAAGAAAAGAATTAAAGAAATTATATTAGATAATATTTACAGTATGGGGGAACTTAAATTAAAATATGGATTAAACACAGAGCAGGTTTGGTTTGAATCCTTTACTGCAGCTCCAGAAAAACAAGTGCATTACATTAGAAAGATGAGAAAAAATGGAGAAGAATTAAATAAAGATCCAAGAATTACTTTATCTACTATTCATGGAGTAAAAGGTGGTGAAGCAGACAATGTAGTTTTATTAACAGACCTTAGTAAAAACACACAATCAAATTATGAAAGATATCCAGATGATGAGAACAGATTATTTTATGTAGGTGCAACGAGAACAAAAAATCACTTGCATATTGTTCGTCCAAAGGATATTTATAAATCGTACAGAATATGAAGAAAGATACATACAAGAAACAGGTAGGTGGTGATCATTATCGTAACATGGTTATTCAGCCAAGTGAGTTTATAAATAAAAACAACATTCCATTTGCCGAAGGCAACGCTATAAAATATTTGTGTAGACACAAGCAAAAAAATCAAAAAGAAGATTTATTAAAAGCTATCCATTACTGTGAAATGGCAATAGAAAGAGATTACAGTGATGACACTGAACTTCCTCTTCCACATGGGTTTAGTTTTAAGAGGGAGAATAAATAGTGCAAGTACCTTTATTCAAACCACAAACCGAGTGGATCCCACCTACAGATTTTCCAGACCTATCTAAATACGATGAAATTGCAATAGACTTAGAAACAAAAGACCCAAACCTTAATGAAAGAATGGGATCAGGATCTGTTGTAGGCGTAGGAGATGTTGTAGGAATATCTTTAGCTACGCACGATTGGTGTGCTTATTATCCAATAGCTCACGAAGGTGGTG